CAGTTACGCAAGGTGTAATTGCAGGTGCAGATGGTGGATGGTTGTCGAACATGTTCATCATTGGCATTCATTTTGCTGCGTTTGCGACTGCTTCATACAACTATGAATCAGTACCACAAGGCAGACATGTCCTGTCGCTGAACAAGGGTGCGCTTTCGTTGGACGGGACGATTAAAACCACGATGAACGGCTCGTTCACAACGCCTTGCAACATTACGCTGTTTACTCTTAACAGGAACGGTTCAAAAGTTGAATATGGTTCAGTTAAGCTGTATTCGACTAAGATTTTTGATAATGATGTGCTTATACGTGACTTTGTTCCGTGTTATCGGAAGTCTGATAATGTACCGGGATTGTGGGATAAGGTGGATGGAAAATTCTACACGAACGCCGGGAGCGGTAGTTTCACCGTGGGACAAAACGTATAAGGGAGGGATAAGAATGAAATACGCAGTAGTAAAGGAAAACGCGGTTGAAAACGTGATTGTAGCAGACGCGGCGCAAAAGGCCGAACTGGAAGCCGCGCTCGGCGCAGAACTTGTGGACGCGCAGCCGTTCAATCTGCAAATTGGCGATATGCGCGTTGGCGCAAACTGGACGCGCAATCAGGACGGGGAACAGATTGTGCTGACCGAACACGCGACATACGACGAGCTGCTTGCAAAAATAGAGGAACTGGAGGCCGAGATCAATGGTGCTGCGAACTGAACTTGAAACCCGCATCAATGCGGTAAAGGCGGGGATCGCACGAAAAGACACACGAATCGCCGACCTTGCAGCGGCAGGCGCGGCGCAGATTGCAGGCGCAGAGCCGGTGGCAACAGCAGGGCTGTTTGCCCCGGCATTGGATGCATGGACGCCCGGCACGGCATACGCCAAGAACAGGGTATTCACGCATAACGGCGCGGTGTACTTTGCGCGGCAGGCCGTGACAGCGCAGGAGCACCAGCCGCCCGGCAGCACCGGCATGGAGGCAATCTACGGCGTGCGCCCCGTCCCGGACGATGCGGGCGTGTTCCCATACACCTGCAACATGGCGGCAAGCATGGGCATGCGCGTGCGCGAAGGGGACGCGGTATACGTCTGCAAGCAGGCGATTGATCCGCTGCTTTACCCGCCGTCCCAGGTAGCGGCACATTTTGATAAGGAGGCAACAAACAATGGTTAAAGCATTCGGCGCGATTCCAAGCGCATATGATCCGCGGGATTACAGTGTGCGCATGGCGGCGGGAGCGGCAACGCTCCCGCCTGTTTATACGGCGAAAGACGTGGAGATTTACGACCAGGGCAGCATCGGAAACTGCGTCATGCAGGCAATTTCCTCTGCACCGCATGCGTTTCACGGCGTGCGCATGGGCGTAACGTTTGGCTATGGCCGCTGGCGTACGCACGGCACATCCGGCATGCGGCCGGCCGAAGCCTGCAACGGCTTCGTGAAGGAAGGCATCCCGCCCATGGAGGTGGACAGCAAGCTCTACGAAGTGCCGGACGCAATCGACTATGCGACCAGGAACGCAGTGCGCATGCTGGCTGCCGCAAAGCCATATGCGGGCTGGACGTGGGCGCGCGTGCGGACAGTGGATGAAATCAAAGCGGTGGTGTATCAGGCGGAGCAGCGGCCCGGCACGCGCTGCATTGTGTGCCTGCCCCATGTGACGATCCGGCAGGGATATTGGTACACCAAAGGGGAAGCAGGCGGCTACCACGAAATGGCGATCATCGGCTGGGATGACGCGCTACAGGCGTTCAAGCTGCGCAATTCGTGGGGTGCGAAAGGATCGCTTACCACGCCGAAGGGCGGCTATCTGTGGGTGCAATACGATGAAGTTTTTGCCTGTGATGATGTAATCGCTCTGTTTCCGCCTGAAAAGCAGGAAGAGGCGCCGGAGCCGATCATTGTGGCGCGGCGAACCCTGCGTCTGAAAGACAAGCCCCGCATGGAAGGCGAGGACGTGCGCGAGATGCAAACGCGGCTGAATGTGCATGGCATAGTCTGCGATGCGGATGGCGTATTCGGGCCGGACACGGACAAGGCCGTAAGGGTGTTCCAGGTCATGAAGGGGCTGGTTGTTGACGGTATCTGCGGCGCAAAGACCTGGGCTGCGCTGGACAGGGATCCGGATACGCAGCCCGCGCCGGAACCGTCAGAGCTGGCGCTGGGACTGGTGCGACATTGCTATGCGCATATCGGCGACATCTATGTATGGGGCGGCAACGGGCAGACGGAGATCTCCGCGGGCTGGATCAGGCGTATGGACACATCAGAAACCAACGCGCAGCGGTCGATCAGGTTCTGGGATAAGCAGAAGACGGCGGGCATGACAGATCTTGCGGCATTCGATTGCTCCGGCCTGATATCCCGCTATCTGCAAGATATTGGCATCGTATCCAGCAAGCGCAACTGCGACCATCTGTGGGCGATGTGCACGCCGGTCACGCGCGCAGAGCTGCGCCCGGGCGATCTGCTGTTCCGGTCGCGGAACGGCGATATGTACCATGTGGGCGTCTACGCCGGCCGGGGCCGTGTAATCGAGGCCAAGGGCCGCGATGATGGCGTGGTGCTGCGCGGGATCGACGCATCCGGCGCGGGGTACTGGAACAAGTTTGGGCGCTTAAATGCGCTGCAAAAATAAATGGAGGGTAAAATCAATGAAAAAGACAATTGTACTTCTGATTACGCTGGCCCTGCTGTTGCTGTGCGCAACTGCATGGGCCGAACCGGCCGCTGGGGAACAGCCTGCCGAGGGCTTTTTTTCGTGGGCCATGCTTGCAACGTATGCCGGTGCGACTGCGGCCACCTTAGCCGTGACACAGGTCTTTAAGGGCGTGGGGTTCATAGACAAAATTCCCACACGCATTTTCAGTTATGTGGTCGCACTGGTTTTACTGATCGCCGCTACGGCATTCACATCAGGTATTACAGTCGAATCTGCTGCGTTGTGCATAATCAACGCCGTGGTAGTCAGTCTGGCTTCCAACGGCGCGTTTGACGCAGTAAGCACGAAGACGAATTGATGTAAGATGATGCGCCCCCGCCGCCATCCGGCAGCGGGGGCGCTGCTGTGTCATACCACCGAACTATTCCCGAAAGAGCGCAGATATCCGGCAAGCATATCGATGAATTCTCCCGCATAGGGCTTGTCCGGGATGGGATACCCCAGCAGATCTTCCAATATCCGGATATTCCCTCTGTCCCAAAACACATTTACAGCCGTGCGCAGGCAGCGTTCTACATTGAATACGGAGACGCTGAAACGTTCTGCAATTTGGGGATAAAGGCGGGTGGTGAGATGGAGCAGGTATGTTTCATCCTGCAGAACGAGAGATAAAGCGTATACCAGGTAGTGAAAACCGGTAAGTGTAGCCCGAAGCCCGATACGCCGCAAAAACAGGGAAATCTCAGTATTCATATGTCATCCACCTCCAATTGCTTACTGTACTGGGTGCATATTTGGCAGAGCCTTGTGCTTAAAGCACACACCTCCTGCAGCTGTTCGATCGGTAATCCAATTTGTGATAACGGGCCAGGGTTGTCGGGAAGCAACAACGAACCAGAGTCCACGTTGATCTTCTGACCTATCTGCTCGATCGTGCCAAGCGTGGGATTCCCCTTCCCCGATTCATAATTCTGAAGAGAGGACTTGGCAATTCCCAGCATAGATGAAAATTCCATGAGTGTAATATCCTGTGCTTTGCGATACTGTCTGAGTTGAACGGAAAGATTTGAAATGAGAGACATTACAAACGGCCTCCTTTTTAAAAAAGATAAAATATTTCGACAACTTTTGCAATGCCGTTATTTTGGTAATATGGCCGATATAGCGGTACAGGTTTTTGATGTGGGGTGTTGCGGCCGCTGTGCGTGGTGAATGCGGTGGTGGTGAGCCTCGCTGCGAACGGTGCGTTTGATGCAGCGGCATCTATTACTAAGTAACGCATAAATCATGACAAAACCCGAGGTGATTTACCCTCGGGTTTTGTCATTTATACGCATAAATATTATTGACATAGTTCATGATTCATTTTTGACATGACTTGCGTGCCGCTACATAAAGGCGCTTCAATAAAAAAACAAAGGAGAAATTCAATGGACAAAGTACTGGAA